GTCTAGCAATAGCTACCACAGCGGAAAGTTGCTCAAGATTTCTTGGCGCGATCTTTTGACAGACTTTGAAGTTTGTATCAGCTTCGATCTGAAACAAGCCTTGAGGATTTTGCAGATCAGACAAGGCCGTATAAATCAAAGGGTCGTGAGGATCAATATCATTTACATCCAGACCTAATCTCTGGCAAACATCATTGACAACTGATAAAGTCCTCAAACCCAAAATATCAAACTTTACACTCAAGCTAGCAACATCATCCATGTCATAACCTGAAACTAAAGATCCATCATTAGTCTTTTGTAGAGGCATGATATCTGACTGTTGATAGTAACAAATAGAAATACCTGAAGGATGCACTCCAGTATTTTTAACTAAACCCTCCAACTTCCTAGCTATTTTAAATGCTTTAGGGTTATTATCTGCATGTTTCTTAAATGACTCGCTCTCTTCGTAAGCGACCTTTAATTTAGCCACCTTTCCAAACTGCTTTGGAATACTGTCGCTAATTTGATTTACATCCATCTCCTTAAGTTCAGATACAATTTTACCGCATTCCTTCATGCAGAGCTTACCGCTAAGTGTATTCAAAGTTAAGATTTTGGACGTTCGCCCTTTATATTTTTTCTCAATGTACTCAACGACTTCACTCCTACGATTATAAGAAATATCGTTGTCAACGTCAGCAAGAAGAGAGCCGTCAAGAAAAATTTCACCATCATGCTGAATTTGTTTTGCTCTACTTCTAGATACGAATCTTTCAAAAAATAAGTCATACTCAATCGGGTCAATGTTTGTTACGCCTAAAAGATACAGGACTAATGAACCTGCCGCAGATCCTCGACCAGCGCCTGTCGGGATATCTTGCTTTTTACAATAGTAAAGTACATCCCAGTTGAGAAGGATATAATCAATAAATCCTAACTCCTCAAAGATCTCAAGCTCCATAATCGTCCGATCATAGTACTCTTTATTATTTGGGAGTTTAGTAATACCCTTCTCTCTCAAACCTTTTCTAGAAAGTTCGTATAGGATCTCTTTGTTTGGGCTACCCTCTTCTAAGCCTAATTCATCTAGAATGTCTTTTGGGACCGCGATCTCTGGAAGCTTTACTCCAGCTGGAAATGGATTTTTGTATCTCATAGCTCTATATTAAATAACTGCTTTCTGAAAATCTTGAAGTTCATCTCGATATCGTATAGCGCATCGTGCAATCTATTCTTATCATGAGGAATGTTGTACTTTTTAAGTAGTGCCGCTTGACCCGTTCGCAAGCCCCGCTGAAAAAAACTGTTCCAACCGTACTGCCAACATATAAAGTTGTCAAAATCAGGCTTATCCTCTTTTGCTATAGCTCTAGCCAAACTAAGAGTATCTATAATTCTGTTCACATAAGAATAATCAGACCCCAAACCCATTAACTTCCTCCAGACATTAATCATATACACATCAAACCCTAAGAGGTTCTGACCGACGATCTTATATTCTGGATTGTAAAGCTCTTTAGAGAAGTCTCCCCAAACCACCTTTGGGTCTTCAGCTTTTGATTTGTAAAAGTCTTTATCAAATCTTGTAATTCTAGCTGCATCTTCAGACATCTTTAAGTCTTCCCACCAAATATACCTATTATTCTTTTCTAAGATTGTATCTCCTTGAGCTATAATCCAAGATACTTGGTATGGTTTTGACTTGATCAAATTCAAGCCTTCAGTTTCTGTATCTAAAACTAGATACTTCTGCTTCTTGTCAAATCTTAATAATTGATCATTCATGACTGTTCAAGGTAACTTTCCAGACAAAACTCTTCGCTTCCAAAATGACTTAAGTTTGGGCTACTAAGGGTTGATTGTTTACCAAAGGATCTATTCGAAAGAATCTTGTATGTTTGGAGAGCTTCGACATCCTTCTTCTCTTTGTAAAGTATAGTCTTCGTCTTGACAACCTTATATTGCTTTCTTTTTACAGCTTCTTCAAGCTTAGCATTAAGCAGGTGGTCGAAAGGAAGAGAGTTGTCTTCGCTCCAGAAGACAGGATTTAATCCTTCTAGATTAGGGATACAGTTTTTTTGGTGAAAATTATTCTCGTAAAGGTAGCTATCGTAGAAAGGAACTACAAAAGATAGGGCTGAACTATCCCAATACTCTTTGAATGCGGTGTAATCTATGCGTCCATCTCCCTCTGTAAAAGCGCAAGAATAAATTTTATTCAACAACTTACATCCTTCATCATTCTTTGCGAAGATAATGTTTTTATGATTAGAGCTTTTGGAATCCTCCTTCATATCATTGCAGAAGGTTAGTCTCAATCCGTAATACAAATTCAAATCGTTATCCAAACAAACTTTAAATGCCTTCATAAAACTTGTAAGGTTATCCTCTACCAGAATAACATCCTTGATGCCATTATCAAGGCACATTTCGATCAGGGAGTCTGAACCACAATCTTCTGACTCGCCTTTGAGAGTCAAGATACTTTTGCCGTACGAGTATGTAGATTTAAATACTGGGATCATTACTCCCTCATTCTACACAACTCTGAACAAAGATCAAGAACAATGAGACGGGCAACCCTTATAATATTGAATTTCGTGGGTGCATCCCTCTGGAACAGCATCCTCCGAAAACTCTTCCTCAAAGCAAGAGCCTACAATTTGGCCATTTGCATTTTTAAAAACGTAATAAAAGAAATCAAACTTCATGGCACAGTGCCACTTTTTTGTTCCATCTTTTTTAAGTTCACCTTTTTGGGTTGCGAAACCACAGAGGAGTCTACCACTAAATGATTTATCTGAAGGGAAGCCTTGGTCTGAAGCCATATTAGCTAGAGCGTCATCTTCAGAGAAGCTATCCAGATACTTTTGAATCTCGGTCAACTGCAATTCAAACCCGAAAAGATCTTCGTCGCTCAGAGGAGCCATTCTCATCACTCCACTTTTTTTTGCGTCTGGATCTAACTCAAATTTTAAGAATAAAAATTCGCTCTGCTTGTTTTCGTATTCTGGATACAGATGTTTTGTAGCTAAGCTGTACATCAAATCCTGCATATTGTCGTCAAGATCTTTACCTTTGAAAACATCTTTGCTAGTCTTGAAGTCTCTAATCAAAGCAAACTTTTGTTTTTTATACAAGAATAGTTTATCAATGAAACCTCTGATTCTGTAAGCTATCTGACCATCATTCTTTACAATATCGAAGTCCTGCTCAGAAAGCTCTTTTGTAGGCTTGTCTAAATCACCACCAAAGAAGTCGTAGTTGAGACCGTTAAAGGTCATCTCTTTGATTAATTGAATATTGTCCTCGTCATCAACTTCTTCGCGACGAGCATGCTTCATTATTAAACGCTCAATAGAAGGCACAGCAAAAACATCTTGAGCCTCCATGATTTTGTCATAGTGAGGCTTTCGTTTTTTTTCTCCTAAGAGTTCGAATATTAAGTGACAGATAGAACCTCTTTTTGCCCCGTCATTGCTGGTATCAGGGAGTTTGAGTTTATACTTACACCAATACAACCAAGAACAACCTTGGGCAGTCTTAATTCTACTCGCGGATAAAGCTGTTTTAGGTTCACTCATTTATTTTTTTGGCCATTTTACTTTCCGTCTTAGTGAATAAGGTTGGGTTCTTAGAGACAAAACTACTAATATAATCTTTTTGCTCTTGTTGGTCTATATGCCTACTAAGCCAGTTATTGATATTATAGCCACTCTGATACATTTCTCCAAAATCATTTCCATTTTGAGGAAGTTTGATGGTGAGATTATCTAAATCAAAATACTTTGCTAGCTTCAGATAGTTCTTAATCGAAGCTATCAACCCTCTATTCTGTGACGATTTAGAATCATTATTAGTTGAAATGTAAATATTATCTAGGACTTTGCTAGACAAATAATTAATAATATTAGAGCTAGCTGAAAGCCCAAACAAAACTAAGACGTTTTTAACACCTTGATCATATAAAGCCATTGCATCACCTATACTCTCAACCAAGATAACTTGACTCAGACGGTCAATTTCTGCACCACACTCATTCTCTTGAATGCATGCAGGGTACACCCAAGTATTCTTTTTGCCGATATGCTTCCATTTAGGAAAATCATTATGATCGTCTATCTTCCGACCAGAGAAACCAATAATATGATTGTCTTGGTTGTAGATGGGGAAGACCATCCTGCGATACATTTTGCCTACTCCAGCCAAGCCAACTTTAAAAGCTTTTTGAGTCTCCTCTGAGATACCACGATCTTTGTAAAACTTATAATTTGGGAAAAGTTTGTCTAAGCAATCTTCTGGATAAATTTGTTCCATTTCTATTCTGTCTACTTTTTGGGCGACATAAACTTTATCGCTTTTTATTTTTTTTAAAGTTTCAGAGACCTTATGGTCATCTCCCACAGTCATTCGAACTAAAGCATCAAAAGGTAAAGATCCTTTAGGTTCTACAAAGTCCATCCAGACTCCTGTATTTTTATAAATTTTTAAAGCGGTAGCATTGTCCCCATTACGATATAAAGCTTGTGATCTCCAGTGATCACCGCAATCAATAAGTTTGTAGCCTATTGAACTTAAAACCTTCTCAAACTCTTCAGAAGGAACCAAGTTCTGGGATGTCGTCTCTGTCTTGCCTTGCTGGTGCATCTGGTATACTGTCATCTAATTGTGGATCTCCATTTTGTACAGCGACAATATCTCTCAAGTCGCCACACTCCGTAATATTAAAATTATTGAAGTCTAAATTGATAAAGTTCTTTCTTAGAGAATCTTCAACTTGAACTGGTTCAATAGCCCCAGCTATATCTCTACCTAAACTTCTATACTTGACACTGATCATCTTATGAGTGCCAAAACGCTGCCCCTCCAATTGTATCTCGTCCTCAGTCTTACGCCTAATGATGAACATGTGGGAACAAAACTGTGTGATTCGATCAGAGAGCGATACAATGCTCTCGTCATCAATAATGTTTTGAGAGTTTCTGTTTGTTGTGATACCGCTCCTGTTTGACTGAACAGAAGTGATCATTGGGATAACTGGGTCTCCATTTTCAAGAACTTCCTTCTGGATACACCTTTTAAACTTGTCTACCATCTCACCAACAACCTGCCACTCATTCTTGTTGCCTGTAGAGTCGTTAGTTGTTTTGATATAATCGAAAGAGAAAACCATTTTGTTTCCTCTGCCAACAGTTGAATAGTAAAATCTTTTAAGGGTGTTAATCATTACATCAACATCCATCCCACCCACATTGTAGTAATAAAATTTTAATTTACTTATTTTTGGCCATACAGATCTAACTTTATTAACCACATCCTGTCCAGCTTGTCTCCACTTGCCACTTTCAAGAAGATGCATTGGGACTCCAGAGTGAGCTGCACACTGACGCATAATCAGTTCCTCTTTGCTCATTTCGCCATTATCAAAATGCAAAACTGGAACATCGTATTTTAGTGCGACCTTAGTCGCGTAATCCATACAGAACTGAGTCTTGCCAACTCCAGAACGAGCAACAATGACGGTGATATTGCCCGGACGTAAAAGAGAACCGTAAATATCATTTACTTTATCATGCGGTCCCATCATTCCAAACTCTTCGATTGGATTATTGCCTCGCTCCTCGATCATATGCTCCATATCTTCATAGATATTTTCAGGAATATCGCTTCCAATATCAAACAGGTTAATCTTAGAGTTGTAAATCTGATCAGCTGTTTCAACAATCTCTCTATAAGTGGACTCTGGAGCCATCCCCTTCATCTTCTTTGAGATTAACTCTGAAGACTCTACGATCTCTCTTCTAATGGAGAACTTCTTAAGCTCCTTTGCTGTTTTAATCAGATTCCCTGAAGGAACAGATCGCATAGCAAGAGACTTAATGTAATCAGCAGCATTGATATTTCCTTCAAAGCTAAGTCCAACTTCATTAACCCTTTGAGCCAAGATAATATTATCTAACTCCTCTCCTGCATCAACAGATTGTTTAATTACCCTGAAAATGGTAGCATGTAAAAAAGAAGCTTCAGAATAAAAATCCTTATGGCTAATGAAATTAGAAATCTCAATAAGGGAAGGTGGGTCTTTTAGTAGTCCAGCTAAAAGCTGTTTTTCTAATTCGTAGCTATAGATCATTAGGTTGTTCGTTTTCTTTTTCTATTCTATCAAGGTACTGACTAAGAGCTTTAGTTAAACCTAATTCGGTGATAGCAGAATCAAATTTGGTATAAATAATTGGATCGCCAGATTCATTGGCTGCAATCATAATAACTCCCTTATGCTTATCGGAGTCGCCAGAAATTTCGTACAGTTTCTCCACAAATCCACTTGGGATTGAGAATGCTTCTTCATCTTTGCTCATAGGTAAATATCTTGGTTTTCAAAAAATGACTGATCTACAGTGTCATTAGGGTATATCTCTACCAGTTTTATATCGTTCATCTCGCAGAAGTCGAGCTTTTTTTGATCTCTTTTTAGTTGGTCTAAAAACTTGAATCTGTTCTTATGAAAATGTTTGACGTATTTGGTGTGTTGAGCGCCTTGAACTTCAATCGCTATTTTTTTATTAGCATTGTAAAAGTCTAATGACAATCGACTGCCAACAACCTTAAACTCTTCGAAAACAACATCGCTACTCCAGTATGGATAGAGGAAATCTTTAACGCTTTTCTGAAACTTACTGCGACTAGAAGCTTCCCAATCTATATGATATTTTCTGGGATTTTTGAGGTTTCTTAACTTGCCGTCTGTAGAGTAAAATTTCATTCTTGACCGCTGAACATTTTCTTGAAATACGCGACTAGATATTGGCAGAGAGCTGAATCATCTTCAATCAAAGAAAATAACTTATTCTCCCCCTGAACTTTTTCAGGAAGCGAAAAACCTCCTTCAGAAAGTACCTCTCTAAAATCTTCTGTGATCGAAATCCAAGCTCCAGCCTTTTTGATGAACTCCCAAGCTTCAAGAGTTCCAACAACCTCTTTCTCCACCCAGATTGAATTGCCGCCAGTTCTTCCATAGCGGATCGGATAAGCTAT